TGGAGCAGCTTGAGCACCACCTTCAGGAGCAGCTTGAGCACCACCTTCAGGAGCAGCTTGAGCACCACCTTCAGGAGCAGCTTGAGCACCACCCTCACCAGGCGCAGCAGCCCCACCACCTTGAGCAGCTTTAATCCAATAGGCTTTATTTTCCTCTTTCTCTTCTTGACTAAGTTTCATAATCTTATCAATTAGATAGTCTATGTGGAAGTATGGTTTGCCATCAGCAGTTTGTATACCAAGCAACGTACTCAAAATACCAGATCTTTTTTCTAAATTACCCAATTGTTTCCACTCTTCAAATAACTGATTAGAAACGAAAATAATATCAACTTGATTCAAAAAGATTTCATCATCTTTTAACTCAGGAAATTCCATACACATCTGTAACCTAAGTGGTTTAACAATCAATTCTTTATAGTTCGCCCTTAATCTATTAATAAAGTTATTGAACTTAACCTCATCCCTAGTCATAGAAGCAGCATCATCAAATACAGTACCACCACCACTTTCTTTATCAAATCTTTGGAAAGGGATTTTAGAAGCTCTTTTTAGTACATTAAAAAACCATGTTAACATATTGTCTTCATTCAAGTTATGACCCTCTGGACTCATCAATTCCATTGCTGGTGTACCAGCATCCCCCTCCGGAAACCAAATCTGTTTATTATATGGTAAATGTTTCTTTCCATTAATTGTAACTGTACCTAAACTATCATCCCACTCAATCTCTTCTGAATAATCAGCAATCAATTGACCAATCTGTTCTTCAGCACGTTGTCTAGGAAGACCCTTAATGGGAATAGTAAACTTCTGATAAATTGTAGCATTTATGATGTTAAACATGATTTTGGTTTGTTCCAAAATCTTTAATTGGTTATAGGGTTTAATTAGACCCTCAACATAAGATGTTTCTGCAAAATCATTTTGAGTTGAATAAGATATGAATACAATTTGAGAATCTAAAAATATTCTTCTTAATTGTGGATCCTCTGGAAACTGAATCCATAGATTACCAATTGCTGGTTCATAAGCAGGAACTAAAGTTTCTGGTCTAAGTCTATTGAAATAGATAACATTTTTCTTTTTATCATCCCAAACAATTTCAATAGCAACGTAACCATCAATAAGATAATCTCTCATCATATTCCAAGCTGTTATGTTATCATTAAATCCAAACTTATTATAGATAACTTCAAAATATTCTTGATACTTATCTCTAACATCTTGTGGATAATCATTGGATAATGGCTCTGGCGAACAAAAATCTTTATCAGTACCATAAATAATAGCCTCATCAGCAACTGATGAAACAAAATCTCTAATTTCGTCTTTAATTGAATATTCTCTTAAAATTCTTCTTTTATCAGCATAAGATCTATCTAAATAAGGAATTGATTTTTTATTCAGAACAGAAGCTACTGCTTTCTGACTGAAAAAATCATACATTGAATTATTTTTTTGAGAATATGGATCTTCATTAACACCAACACCCACAGTGTTTCTCAAAATCATATCATCATACTGCATACCAAAGTTTGATAGATTCCTAAGAAGTCTATTAAATAAACCTTTATTTTCAACAGACGAAGATATATTAGTTTGATTCTGATTCTGATTATTAAGTGGGTTGTATGAACTCATTAAAAAATAAATATTTTATTATTATAGTGTTATATATTAAGTTTGTCTGCCGTATTTTTCAAGACTGGTTTGCAACCTTTGCATATGACCTCTCAAAACATCATAATTTTTTGTTATTTCATCGGAAGCCTCAAAGAAATCTTTTATTAAAGCACTTGACATCTCAGCATCCCTTTTATCCCTATCTTTTATTTTTGCTTTCCAAATACCATATAACTTTTTAGCATCATACTTATTTTTTGGATGACCAGCGTATAAAAACCTAGGAACAGATCTCATTTCTATTTTATGAGACAGTTTAATTTGTGCCAAATTATATTCTACAATTGAATATTCAAACCCATATCTCCTCAACCTCTGATAAACACCATTAAAATCAACTTTAAGTGGTATATCCTTTTCAAAATTTTGTTCAATAATTATATTATCAAAGACACTGGTCCTTACTTCCAATGGAACAAAATTGAAATTTATAGCCATTACTATTTGAAGATTCTCAAATTTCTTAACACTAATAACAAAGACCGGAGAATATTTCATCCAATTAGAATCATCCAGATAATGAAAAAAATAAAACCTACCAGCTTGTATTTTAGATAAAGGAATTGCCTGAACCTCTAAATCTGATTTTTGATATTTATTGTAGAAATATAAAGAATTATTTTTATAAGCATCCGCAATACCATCACCATTAACCAAATTACTTAACTTAACCCTTTCCAATAATTCTCCCATAAGATAAGAAGTTTAGAATATATATTAAAAATCCAAAAATCTATATGATTAATAGTGCTCCAAGACAATCAAACAAATATAAACAAGGCCTATACACCCCTAATAATAAAGATAAAGTTGTAAAACTCAATTCACAAGGAGGTCTTTATTATAGATCTGGGTTAGAACAGAAGATGATGATTTATTTGGATATGAATGAAAATATAATTAACTGGGGAGCTGAACATCTTAGAGTACCTTATTCAAAAACAGAATGGATATCAGAAAAACAAGAATTTAAAACATCAGAACATAATTATTATCCAGATTTTTATTATGAACTCAGAAGATCAGATGGTTCAATTTCAAGAGTGGTTGCTGAAGTTAAACCTCATTCAGAAACAATTCAACCAAAACTACAAGATAAACCAACATCAAAACAACTTAAAAACTTTGAATATGCACTTAAAATGTATAATAAAAATTTAAGTAAATGGAAAGCTATGATTGAATATTGTGAAAGAAAAGGATTTGAATTTATTATAATAACAGAACAACACCTAAAAACGTAAACCCTAGGAGGATTATTATACTCAATACACAAGATATTAAATCATATAGATTTATCCAAAAATCTTTTTTGGTCTTAACAATTAAGAACTTTAGTAATCCTAAGATAATCAATATCAAAAATAAATGAGGATTATCAGCAAAAAGACCTAAAACCATCCAAAAGTAATAAGTAATCTTAGAGATGTAAAAAAAGATCCATCTCCTTGGATTTAATGACTGAACTTCAATATAATCCATTCTCATTCTATTCCTCATTTGGAATATCTCTACCCAAATGAAAAGTATTGAGAGTAAATAAAATATTGTAGACATATGAAGTTTATGATAAAAATAACCTAAAGTTTTTTTTTTAAATATTAGAACTATCCCAAAAGTTTTGCATATATTTGTACTATCATTTGGACAGGTGGCGCAATTGGTGAGCGCAGGACTCTTATACGGTCAAGGTTGTGGGTTCAAGTCCCGCCCTGTCTACTTCGGGCTCTTGGCGCAAAGGTCAGCGCAATTGACTCATAATCAAAAGGTTGTAGGTTCGAGTCCTACAGGGCCCACACTTATTAAATGGAATGTAACCCCATTCCATCATTAGATGACTCTATTGAGATTAATCTAATTTGGTGGTCACTATCACCCTTCTTCTTATAGAGTTCATTAAATCCTTTTGCTAGACCTCTCTTGAAGATTTCAGTGAAGTAAGCAAAAGCATTATCAGACTTTTCTTCATTGAAGTTGTGCCAGTTTGAGAACATATCTAATAACCCAGATTGATAACAATCCATTCTATCATCATTATTGTAGTATCTCATTTTTTTAATAGTTCTTTTAGCAAGAACTTCCAACATTAGTTTGGAGTTTTTTGTTAATTTTCCTTGAGCCTTGGAGACAATAATCTCTATATAAAGGTCTTTATTATGTAAGTAAATGGCCGTAAAATTATTTTTTAATCCTAAAAAGGATTTAAAACCTTTCATGTTATATATTATCATCATGAAAGGTTTGGTATAAAGAAAAAAAAACCTCCATTTCTGGAGGTTTTTATTATATTTTTTAGATTTTTTCTCTTTCTCTTTCTCTGTATTGTAACTCTCTAATAGCTAATATTTCCTCTTCTAAAGCATCTCTTCTCTTTTTCAAATTACCAAGGGCAATTGATAAAGAGTTAGACTCACCAATCATTTGAATAGATCCTTCAATTTTACCAATGTTTAATTCAACGTCTTCCAATTTCAATGTGATTTCTCTTTCTTTATCTTCTAATTTTCTCTTAGTGATTAATTCTTTACTTAGATTATTCTCATAGAAATATGTTAAGTCATAATTCAATTCATTTCTTACTTCATTTACCAATTCCAAAGCTGATTCATATTTAAAGAACGAATGGCCATATCTTTCATCACATCTGTATAAATAGATTGCATTTTTATAGTTGAATGCAAAAACTTCTAAATGTGGATTAATCAAGTTAGAAACTCTTTTAACCACATCCATTTCAACAAATTTATTTAAATTATGTGAAGTCTCAAGTAAAATTGGATAAAAATTCTTATTTACGATAGGAATGATTGGAGAAGCAAATAAACTCTCTAGTGTAGTTTCTTTGTTCATAGCGTCATCATTGATGTAAATAATACCTTTCTTATTAGTAGAAAGACCAATAGTCAAGTTCTCAGAAACTCTGAAGTTGATTCTATCATCTGTAAGAGATGCAAATCTCATACCAATTTCAAGATTTCTTAAAGATCTTAATTTCTCAGAATCAGAAACATGGTTTTCTAATAAAGTTTTTTCAATGTTGTTTTCAGTCAAAATAAACCAAGAATCTCTAACTAAACAACAATAACCATCTTCTACTTGCTCAACAATAGTGTAAATTGATTCACCTTTACCACCAGACAATAAATTAGTCTTTTTCTCAGGTGATTTAACCAAGTTATGAACAAATAATTTTATTTCAGGAACCCAGTCATAAATAGCTAATTCATTTAAAATCTTAGACATTCTGTCTTGATCTGTATCTAAATTGATTGTTTGTAAAAGTACATTAATAGGTTGTCTGTATAACTCACCTTGGTTTTTACTATCCAATACATTATATAAATGTTTGAGTTCGTATAAAAGTTGATACTCCTTCATATCATCATTTAATGACTCAAGTAAAGATTTTACCGATTTATCAAAAGTATATTGCTTCAATTGTTCATTTAAAGACAATATAACCTGTTTTTCTGAAAGGTTATTGCAAGCATTTACATGACCTTCTAAGATAGATGAAACTTGAACATCTTCTACAGAGAGGTTTTTTCTAAAGTTGAATAACTCCAATTTGAGATTCTTCATAATAACAATTATTATTTTTTAGTTTTATTTATTATATATTAGTTTCAAAAACCACATTTTTTCATTTTCTAATATTGATTGAAGTATATATATAAATCTTTGATTTTATATCTTTTTTTGGTTATTCAAGTCCTGACTACTATATGGAGTTTTTGCTGTAGTTTTACCACTATTTTTCAATTCAACCATATTGTTATACCATCTTGTTTTCTTGGGTAGGGAAATTATATCTCTAAAATTACCCGCAGCATCTGGTGTAGAAAAAGCATTTGATGAAATTTGATTAATATCATCTACAACATTACTTGATTTAACTAGTAAATCATCACCGGAAATTATTTTAATAAAATCAGAACCTCTATTTGGATCAACTGAGACATTAATTTTCAAACCAGAATCCTTTAAATTAACATTCAAATAACTACCTTCTATTTTACCACCAGCACCAATTGGTATCACCATACCACCATCTGAAGATGTTGTAATAAGATGTGATTCTGAGAAAATTACTTCAGCTGCAGATTCTTTTACATCAGCACCTCCCGAAAATGGGTTTATCTGTATTTCATCATTTATTCCAACAAAATCTAATATTTTACTATTCATCAAAGAACCACTACCAATCGGAGCGGTTACTTTTATATTAGTGCCAAATATTTGAGCAGTATAATCCGTTTCATTGTTTATTTTAGATCCCAACTCTTCTACTTGTTCAGTTATCGTTGAAGTAACAAATTGAAAATTTTCTATTATAACAGTATTCTGACTAGGATAATCAGACACAACAGAAACAGGTTGTGATGTTGATACTGTCTTTATAAAATTTACTGTTGATGATGCTAAAGTTTCCTGTAAATAATCCGCGTTCGGTCTTATTAAATCAATTCTAACAGAAAGAGTTTGATTGATAAAGCTTGTCGAATTTACAGTATATGGTAGAATATCTGGTAATTTTGGTTTTCTAAATGCCGGATA